TCTTTCGACAGCAGCGGAAGCGGCTCCGGCAACACGACATCGAACGGCAGCGATGCAGACACGGCGCGCCAGCTAGGCGACAAGATGAAAGAGATTTCCCGCAACGCAATCGCTGCTGAAATGCGGCCGGGTGGCTTGATTTGGAGGATGCAGAATGGCAGCTGACCAGTTCACATGGCCAATCGCGACGCAGCCCACCGGAACGGAGACGGCCGCCCTTAAAAAGGCGCAGTTCGGTGACGGTTACAAGCAGGTTGCGCAAGACGGCATCAACAACGTTTCGGGCAGTTGGCCAATTACGGTAAGCGGACCTTCCGCAACCGTAATTGCTGCCCTGAATTTTCTGCGCGCACAAGCCGGCGAGTCGTTCCTGTGGACGCCTCCGAAGAGTGCGCAAGGGCGATTTAACTGCGCGCAATGGTCGCTGCAGCCGATGGGTGGCGACGCATACATCCTCACCGCAACGTTTGAGCAGGCATTTGCGCCATGACGGTATATGCGGACGTCCAAAAGCTCGAGCCCGGCGCGATGGTCGAGCTGTTCGACACGGATATGCGCCCTATCACCGGCGGCGGCGCCGGCGACGTGCTTCACTACCACGGGTACACGCAGGTTGGTTCGATATGGTGGCAGGGCACGGAGTACAAGCCATGGCCAATTGATGCTGAGGGCTTCGTGCTTTCAACCGACCAGCCGCCCGTGCCCAAGTTGAGCTTCGGCAACGTGGACGGCTCGATCACCGCGTTGTGCCTTGCCTACCAGGGCTTGGCCGGTGCGATCGTCAAGCGGCATCGAACCTTCGGCCGATATTTGGATGCGGCCAACTTCCCGGACGGCAATCCCGCTGCAGACCCCACGCAGGAATTCCCGCCCGACATCTGGTTTATCGAGCGCAAGGCGAGTGAAACGAAAGAGGTGGTGCAGTTCGAGCTGTCGTCGGCGCTAGACTTCGGCCAGCAGCAACTGCCGGCTGGGCTGATCGTCGCCAATTCTTGCCGGTGGCTCTCTCGCGGCGGCTACCGAGGGCCTTATTGCGGTTACACCGGAGGCCCTGTCGCCAAAGCCGACGACACGCCCACGACTGACCCGGCGCTGGATGCGTGCGGCGGCCGGCTGTCGTCGTGCAAGCTGCGGTTCGGGGAGAACAACCAGCTGCCTTACGGCGGCTTTCCGGCGGCGAACTTGCTCGCATGACCGCGCCCGAGACTCTCGCCGCGGTTCACATGCATGCGCTGGCCGATTACCCGCGCGAGGCGTGCGGTCTGGTGGTAATCGTTAAGGGACGCGAGCGCTATTGGCCCTGCCGCAACAACGCGGCAACGCCGAGCGAGCATTTCGTGCTCGATCCGGAGGATTACGCAGCCGCTGAGGATGCGGGTGAGGTTGTCGCGATCGTGCACAGCCATCCCGATGTGCCATCGCGGCCGAGCGAGGGAGATCGCGTGGGATGTGAAGCTTCGGGCATGCCCTGGCTGATCGTTTCCGTCATTCCGGGACCGGTCATCGCCGAGCAAACACAGATCGCTCCCAGCGGCTACCAGGCGCCGCTGGTTGGGCGAAGCTTCCACCACGGCATCCTTGATTGCTGGTCGCTGTGCCGGGACTGGTACGCGCAGGAAATGGGCGTGCAGCTACCCAACCCGCAGCGCCCAGACAACTGGTGGGACGATGGTGAGTCTGACCTGTATAGCGCCGGGGCGCTTCAAGCCGCTGGATTCACGCCTGTCTCGCTCGCAGACATTCAACGGGGCGACCTGATCTTGATGCAGATTCGAAGCCGCAACCTTGTTCCAAACCACGCCGGTATCTATCTCGGCGATGGCCTGCTCTTGCACCATATGCACGGAAGGTTGTCAAGCCGCGACGTCTTCGGGGGCTACTGGCTTGAAAACACGCGTGCAGTCATGCGATACACTGGGGTGACAGAGAAGTAGGGGGATTCATGCGAAAGGGACTGTGCTTCGCTCCGGCGCTTGCTGCCGCACTGCTTGCCGCTTGCTCCACGTCGCCCGTATCGGAATTGAACGCGAGGCCGGCTCAACCTGACCACGTGTTTGCGTACCAGACCGCAAGCGGGGCGCACGGCGACATCACCATCACGCGCGACTCCGGGATGATGGGTGCGGGATGCCTGCTATCGGTGTTCGTGAATAGCACGGAGGCAGCGAAGCTCGGCACGTCCGAAAAGGTGACGCTGCAACTCGCGCCTGGCCGCTGGAATCTCGGCACCGGCTACACGTCGACAATCTGCGGCGGCGCGAGCAGCCGGCGCGCGGTGCAAGTCGTCGTCGAAGCCGGTGACCATTTGCACTACCGACTGGCCACGACGCAAGACGATTTGAGCATCGTCGCAACCGATTAACAGAAACAATAGCTGATCCAACGAGCCCGCCATGTGCGGGCTTTTTTATTGCCCGGATTCGACCATGACTCAACTCCGCACGATCAGGCTGTATGGGCAGCTTGGCGCTAAGTTTGGCCGCGTCTACCGGTTCGCACTCGACTCCAACACGCCTGCCGAAGCAATGGCCGCGTTGCGCGCCCAGGTGCCAGGATTAACGGCGTATCTCGCGAATGCAAAGAGCCAGGGCGTCACTTTCGCGGTGTTCGCCGGCAAGCGCAACCTCACCGCGGAGCAGCTGAGCGAGCCGAGCGGAAGCGATGACATTCGCATCGCGCCCGTACTCATCGGCAGCAAGAACGGCGGCATCTTCCAGACGATTCTCGGCGCCGTCCTGGTGGTCGTTGGCGCGTACTTTCACATCACGCCGCTGGTCAGCGTAGGCATCTCACTCATGGCCGGCGGCGTGGCGCAGTTGCTATCGCCGCAGCCCAAGGGCGTGAAAGGCGGCAGCGCAACCAACCAGCCCAGCTACGTGTTCAACGGCGCAGTGAACACCCAGGCGCAAGGCAATCCAGTCCCTTACCTGTTCGGCCGAATGATCGTCGGAAGTGCGGTCGCATCGGCCGGCATTCACGCCGAAGACTACGCGCCCGCAACAGCTGGTGTCGGGCCTGGGGTTGCGAATGGCAGCAACGTCAAGAACTTCTATCAACGGGCATAAGCAGCATGCAGCAGGCACTGATTCAAGGCGCGAAGGGCGGCGATTCAAGTACGCGAGCGCCTGTAGAGTCGGCGGACAGTCTGCGCTCCATCGCATATTTTCGCATCCTCGACCTGATTAGCGAGGGGGAGATAGGCGGCCTGGTTAATGGTCTGCAGTCGATATACCTCGACAAAACGCCGCTCGCCAACAATGACGGCTCACTCAATTTCAAAAACGTGCAGGTTGTCACACGCAACGGCACGCAAGACCAGACGTACATTCCAGGCTATCCAGCGGTCGAGAACCAAACGACGGTCAACGTCGAATTGCGATCGGACACGCCGTGGGTGCATTCCCTGACGAACCTGCAGCTGTCCGCAGTGGGCATCATGCTGGAGGTCAACGGCCTCTCGCAGACCAATACAAGCAATGGCGATATCACCGGTTACACCATTGCGTACATCATCGAAGTTCAAACGGACGGCGGCGCCTACCAAACCGCCTACACCGGCTCGTTCACAGGAAAAACCACAACAACCTATCAGCGCTCGCACCGCATTGATTTGCCCACGGCGCAAATTGGCTGGAATGTCCGCGTTACGCGGATTACGGCGAACGCACACAGCGCCTACATCAATGACACGACCACCGTCAGCAGTTACACGGAAATCATTGACGCAAAGCTCGCGTACCCGAACAGCGCACTTGTCGCCATTTCTGGCGACGCGTCGCAGTTCACCAATGTTCCGGCGCGCGCATATGACATGTGGGGCCGCATTGTCCAGGTGCCGAGCAACTACGATCCGCTCGCGCGCACGTATGCAGGGGTGTGGGACGGAACTTTCAAGCCGGCATGGACTGACAATCCGGCGTGGGCGTTCTATGACCTTGCGCTGCATCCGCGTTACGGCCTTGGCAACTTGATCACCGCAGCGCAGATCAACAAGTGGTGGCTTTACAGCATCGCGCAATACTGCGATGAGATGGTGCCGGACGGCATGGGCGGAACGGAGCCACGCTTCACCTGCAACATCTTCCTTCAGACGACGGCCGACGCCTACAAGGTTCTAAGCGATATCGCCAGCGTGTTTCGCGGCATTTCGTACTGGGGTGCCGGAGCGATCAACACGTCCGCTGATATGCCGCAGGACCCGGTGTACGTCTACACCGCGGCCAACGTCATCGACGGGCTGTTCACCTATTCGGATAGCGCCCGCAAGACTCGCTACACGACTGCGCAGGTCACGTGGAACGACCCGCGCAATTTCTACCTGCCCACGGTCGAGTACGTGCAGAACGATGCCGCGCTCGCGCGCTACGGAATCCAGCCGGTGTCTATCACCGCATTCGGGTGCACCTCGCAAGGGCAGGCGCAGCGAGCTGGGCAATGGGTCCTGCTGACGTCTCAGCTTGAGACGGACACTGTAGTGTTTAAGGTGGGCCTTGACGGCATCATTGCGGCGCCCGGCCAAATCATTCGCGTACAGGACCCGAGCCGCGCCGGAAAGCGCCAGGGCGGTCGCATATCGGCGGTTACCTCCGGGAAGGGCACGACCGTCATTACAGTTGACCGTGCGCCTGACGCAATCGCGGTAGGCGATAGCCTCACGGTGGTGCTGCCCACGGGCGTGTCTGAAACGCAGACCGTGAAAGCCATCAACGGAAACGCCATTACGTGCGCGGCATTCTCAACAATGCCGGCCGTGCAATCGGTGTGGGTGTCGGAAAGCGCCACGCTGGAAGCGCAGACTTTCCGCGTGGTGTCCGTATCTGAGGACAAGTCCGATACGGACATCAGCTTCACCATTACTGCGGTAGAGCACAACACGAGCAAGTTCGATGCGATCGACAACGGAACGATCATCCAGATTCCGCCAATTAGCTCGCTTCCGTCGAGCATTCAAGCACCCGTTGCAAGTGTCACGTTGAGCGGCAATGTCGTCGTAGCGCAGGGCATTGCGACCAACGTTCTGACGATAGCGTGGCCAGCAGCCGCTGGCGCAGCGCAATATCAGGTGAAATGGAGAAAGGACAACGGTGACTGGGTAAACGCTGGCACGGTTGCAAGCACGTCTTGCGACGTGCAAGGGATTTACACCGGCAATTACCAAGCACGCGTTTGCGCTATCAGCCCGGGAAACGTGGTTTCTGTGCCCACACTCTCGGCTGTGACTGCCATTCAGGGTAAGACGGGAGCACCTCCGTCGCTCACGTTCCTGACGGCAAAATCGCTGGTGTTTGGAATTGCTCTGGAGTGGGGGTTCCCGCCAGGAGCGGAAGATTCGCAGCGCACTGAAATCTGGTATTCGCAGTCGCCGGATATTACGACCGCCTCAAAGCTCGGGGATTTCGCCTACCCACAGAACAGCAACCAGATGCTTGGCCTGGCCGCTGGCGTGTCGCTTTCCTTCTGGGGGCGCATCGTCGATAAGACGGGCAACATTGGCCCTTGGTATCCGACCGGCGCCGGCGTCAACGGCCAGGCAAGCAGCGACGCAACGACCATCCTGAGTTACCTCGGCGGGCAGATCGGCGAAACGCAGCTCGCGCAGGACTTGCTGGGGCCGATCAAGGCAATCACGCCGGACATGGCCGGCGATCCTTCCATCTACGCCGGCGACAGCACGAAATACGCAGGTGTCTGGAGCCAGCTGTACGCCCAGCAGGACGGCGACAACGCGCTGGCCAAGCAGATCGACACGGTCGCAGCATCAACGGCGGGGTTCAATGCCCTGGTGCAGACAGAGACGCAGGCGCGCATTGATGGTGACAGCGCGCTCGCATCTCAGGTGACGACGGTGCAGGCGACCGCCGGCAGTGCGCAAGCCATTGCACAGACCGCCATGACGACTGCCGCGAACGTCAACGGTAGCGTTTCGGCCTCCTACCAGATCAAAGTGCAGATCGACCCCGGCACGGGAAAATACTATGCCGCGGGCATGGCTATTGGCGTTGACAACTCGACGGGCATAGCACAATCGCAGATTCTATTTCAGGCCGATCGCTTTGCGTTGATCGGCACAGCGAACGGCAACATCGCGAGTCCCTTCGTCATACAGAACGGACAGACCTTCATCAACCAAGCGTTCATCGGCAGCGGTTGGATTACCAACGCGATGATCGGCAACCAGATCGAATCGACCTCTGTAAATTCGGCAGGCCTGCCCACTTGGGAAATCAATAAGACCGGAACACGCTATGTGCGAGGTGATCAATTCACGATCACCGAAGATTCAAACGGCTGGCGTATGACGAACTCCGGCGGTGTAGTGGTCATCGAAATGGGCGTGCTCAACTGATGACTATGTACGGCCTGAGAACAAGGCACCCTGTTACCGGAGCCGTCTTGAGCGATCCCACTACCGGCCTGACGCGAGTGGTTGGCTCTGTGTACGTGCCAGCAAATAGCGCCGGCTTTCTGGATGTTCCGGCTTTCTCAAGCGGCACGCCGTTTGCTGTGGGGTACGCGGGCGGCGTGCCGAACATCGGCTCAAGCCAAACCTACCCAGTTCACAGCATCAGCGGCACGCGTCTTAGCTGGAACAGTGCACCGCTGCCGACGACGATTGTTTATGGGGTGTACGCCGGACCCACCGCAGGCAAGACGGGAGCAGGCGCCGCGGCTGTACGGTTCTACAATCAGAACTTCGCAACGCAGATTGACAGCTTTTACGCAAACCATTGCGTGCTCACTTCAGGCGCAA